ACCCGAGCGCTGCGGCGCTCGCCTTCGAAACCTTCGCCCGCCGGCTTTACGCCGAGCAGCGGCCGAGCCAGGGCCCCGCCGCATGATCATCCCGCGCGAAGTGCTCGTCCGGCCCGGCATCATCGACAGCGAGCGCGTCTGCGCCCTGTCGCTGGCCGGACAGCTCTTTTTCCGAAACCTCTTACATTGTTGCGATGGCGCGGGACGTTTCCCTGCCGACGCTGCCGAAATCAGACACGCCCTCTACTACCGCACGCCCAATGTGGCGAGTTCGCACGTGGAAGCCTGGATGCAGAAATGCGCCGAGGCCCGCCTTGTGAAGCTCTACACCAGAGGCGGCAAGCGATACGGGGAAATCTTGAACTACGGACAGCGCGACACGAAACGCCGCACGTTGTATCCACCCGCCGAAGGCCAGGACGAATTGATCCTTGCCGCCGATCCGCCGCCGAAGCGCACGCGCCCGCCGCGGACCAAGACAGGAAGTGAAGAGAAGGGAAGGGAGAGCGCGAGCGCCCCCGCCCCCCAGATTTCTGAGGAGACACAAGACGAATGGCTGACCCGGCTGGCCGCCGCCTGGCCGGAGGTCAACCTGCCGAAGCAGCTCCGCGCCGCCGAGGCCAACCGCCGGCAGCAGGGCAAAGACCTCGAGCGCGGCTGGTTCGAGGAGACCTGGCTGCGAAAGACGAGCCCGATCGTGCGCCTGGGCGCCGCGGCCCTCACCGAAAGCGCCGTGGCACCGGAACCCGAGGCCTGGCGCCAATATTTGAAAGATGAATACTACGAGGAGAGCTGGGCCCTCAGCGCCCAGGCGTGCACCTGGGCCAGCCTGCCCGGCAACTGGCGCGACCGCATCGTGCGCGAATTCGGCCAGCAACAACGCAGCGCGTGAACCAAGCCTTATGATCCCCCTGACACCCGAATATTTTCCATTGCATGTTTGGATACAGCCCGTCGATGACTTCGGCGTCGAAGTCGGAGAGGCAAAACGCACGCTGAACCTGGAATTACTGCACGCACAAATTGGCGACCACATCGTCAATCCTCGCTACCAATCGCACGAATTGGACGCCCACCTGAAAGGTGAATGGACCGTGCAGGAGCGGGAATTCAAAGAGCACTCGGGTGCTCCAGATCCGACGCCGCGCAACTTCACCCTGTACGTGAGAGAACGCTAGGCAGCTCGCCTTATGATCCCGCCCGACCTCCAGCGCCTCGTGGCCGAAGCCGAAGCCCGCTACCACGACCGCACGCTCGACCAGGTGGCCGCCACGGTCGGCGTCGGCGTGCGCGCCTTGCAGAGCCGCGAGCGCACGGCCGACCTTGCGCTGCGCCGGGCCGTCGTGGCCTGGGTGCTGCACGACCGCATCGGCTGGCCCCAGGCCCGCGTGGCCCGCGCCCTCCAGCGGACGACCCGGCAAATCAAGAAGATGCTCAGAAAACAGCGAGTTAGTTCCCCTTTCCGGGTGAACCAACCCGGACAAGCGGCCTGACCTCGCGCGGAAAACGTCGCCCGATGGCGACGTGCCACCCGCCACGACCGAGACGCAACCCGAGCTGTTCACCGTTGAGACGGTGCAGGGCTATGGCGTGCTGGGCGCGAAGCACCGGCGGTTTGTGCAGGCGCTGTTTGAAGGCAAGAGCCAGCGCGAAGCCGCCCGCGCCGCCGGTATCGCCGGCGACGACAAGCGCCTCGACGAAGCGGGCTGCAAGCTGGCAAGAACCGGCAAGGTCGCCGCACTCATGAACCAGGCGTGGACCCGCTCCGGCGCATCCATCGACGACACGCTGCGCCAGGCCGCAGAGCTCCAGCGCCAGGCCTACCGCGAAGCCAGCGGCGCCGTGACCGCCGAGCGCCGCAAGGCCGCCCTCGAGCAATGGGCCAAGACCTCGGCGCTCATCGCCTCGATCCACGGCAAGCTGCAGCTGAACATTTCCGGCAGCGTGCAGCACACCGTGAGCGGCGAGGTTTCCTTCACGCTGCCGCCCTCCGCCCTGCCCGTCCTGGCGCAGATGCGCCGCGACGTCGTCACCCCGGCCGCCACGACCAGCCGCAACTGATGAGCCCGGCCACGATCAATCCCGCGACGCTCACGACCGAGCAGAAGGCGCTCCTCACGAGCCCCTACGGTTTCGGCCGGCACATCCTCGGGCTGCCGCTCATGGACCAGCCCCGGCGCAAGATCGGCGAGTGCCGCGACGGCGAAAACCTTTTCTACGAGATCCACGACAACGACAGCCAGAAGAAGGTGGTCGACGACCTCGACGCCCACGGCTCGAAAGTCGCCTGCCGCACGGCCAACGGCGCCGGCAAGACGACGATGCTCGTGCCCACGGCCACCTTTTGGTTTATGTCGGTCTTCCCCCGCGCCAAGGTGGTCATCACCTCGGGCGTCGACCGCCAGGTGCGCGAGCAGCTCTTCCCGGCCCTGCACGCCCAGAAGAAACGCCTGCAAGATTGGCGCTTCAACGACGCCGACATCGATGCGCCCAACGGCAGCCGGTGCGTCGGCTTCACGACCCGCGACGGCGGCCATTTCGAGGGCTGGCACGGCAACAAGGTCGAGCTGTACGACCTCTTCAAGCACGACGGCCCGCTCCTGATCATCGTCGACGAGGCGAAGAGCGTGCAGCCCCAAATCTTCGACGCCATCGACCGCTGCACCTACCAGCGCCTGATGATGGTCAGCAGCTGCGGCGCCGCGACCGGCCGGTTTTACGACGCCTTCACCAAGGACGCGCGCTTTTGGAAGAAGCACCAGATCGGCGCCGGCCTTTGCCCGCACGCCGACCACGAGAAGAACAAGGAGCTGATCCTGCGCCGCGGCCGCAACGACCCGCTCGTGAAGAGCAAGGTCGACGCCGAATTTTCCGGCAGCGAAGAGGGCGCCCTGATCCAGCTCGACTGGGTCAACCGCTGCACCGAGCGCACCGTGGCCTACCGCGACGGCGCCGCGAACTTCTATTGCGACTTCGCCCGCGGCGGCGACGAGAACGTGCTGGCCGAGGCCCGCGGCAACCGCGTGCGCGTGGCCGCGGCGTGGCGCGAGAAGGACACCATGCGCGCCTGCGGCGAATTCATCCGGCTGTTCCGCCAGCAGGGCCTGACCCAAGAGACGGTGCCGCACTGCGTGGCCGGCGACAACTGCGGCCTGGGTGCGGTCATCATCGACCGGCTGCACGAGCTCGGCTGGTGCATCCAGAGGGACGACGCCGGCGCCGCGGCCGACGACAGCGAGCGCTACATGAACCGCTCCGCCGAGACGTGGGGCGAAGCCGCCCGGCAGATCGAGGCCGGCCAGTGGATCATCGCCGACGACGAGCAGCTCCAGGCTCAGCTGATCAGCCGCAAGACCAAGCCCCGCAGCGACGGCCGCGTGCAGCTCGAGTCCAAGGAAGAGATGAAGAAGCGCGGCATCGGCTCACCCGACCGGGCCGACGCCGTGCTCGGCGCGATGCGCAAGCCCAAGGACTACCGGCCCCGCGCATTCATGCACGCGAGCGACGGCCGCGACTTTGCCCTGGTGCACCAGATGGCGGAGGACGTGAACGCCTACCAACAGATCACCGGAGCCAGCTGCGAATGATGCGCCCATGAGTATTTGCCCCAAACACGACGACATTCTGGCCGCCCTGAATTCCCGCAAGGCGTGGGAGCTGCGCCAGGCCACGTGGTATCAAATGCGCCACGACGGCCTGCGCCGCCGCAACAAGCCCTGGCCCAACGCGGCGGACATGCACTTTCCCCTCGCGGACGGCATGATCGAGAAACTGAAACCGACCTTCGTGTCCCAGGTTTACGCGACCGACACCGTGGCCACGTTCGTCGCCCTGAAGAGCGACTGGCAAGCCTACCAGGCCGGCGCCGCGCAGTGGTTCGACCACCAGCTGAAGCAGGAATCCAACTTTGAAGAGGAGATCGACATCGCCATCGACACGATGCTGCAGGCCGGCAAGTGCCCGATCAAATGCTACTGGGACCCCGAGAAGGCCCAGCTCGTGTTTGAAGCGATCAACCCGGTTTATCTGATCGTGCCGCCCTGGACCGCGCAGCTACGCCACGCCGACTGGATCGTTCACGTCCAGCGCTACAGCAAAGCCGCCTACAAGCGCTTGCCGAACTTCACGGTCGACGACGCCACCGTGGAGAAACTTTGCAGCGGCGACGGCCAATCCGAGGAGGCCAGCAGCTACGAGACCCAGCGCGTGAACCGCGAGGGCATCACCAAGGGCGCCGAGAAGAACGAGATCGTCATCTGGGAGGTCACCTACCGCAACGAGGCCGGCCAGTGGTGGGTCAAGACCTACAGCCCCACGCAGCCGACCCTGGTGCTGCGGAAGGAATTCGGGCTGCCCTACAACCGCGGCGCCTTTGCCGACAAGAGCCCGCCCCCGCCCTTTACCGAATTCAACTTCGAGGTGAAAGAGCGCGGCTACTACAGCCCCCGCGGCGTGTGCGAGCGCGTGGCCGCCGAGGAGGCCAGCCTCTCGAAAGATTGGAACACGTCGAAAGACCACCAGACGATCACGTGCAGCCCGGTCTTTTACGCCAAGCAGGGCGTCCCGGCCAACGCCAACGTGCGCATGGTGCCCGGCCAGATCCTGCCGTTCGAACTCGCCGCGGTGCAGTTTCCGCCGCTGCCGGCCGACATCCCGAACGCCATGCAGGGCACCCAGCGCATCGCGGAAGAGCGGCTCAGCGTGCCGAGCGTAGGCGTCGGCCGCGCCGTCGACCCGTCGAAAAACAAGACGGCCGCGGAGACCAACCTCATCAGTTCCATCATGTCGGCCAGCGGCGACGTGCGCAGCCGGGCCTTCCGCCGGCAGCTCGGCAGCCTGCTCAATTTGGCCTGGGGCATCGCCGTGCAATACCGCCGCGAGACCCTGGATTATTACTTCAACGACGAGCTCCAGCAGCTCGAGGGCGCCGCCTTCGAAGGCCGCTACCGCATCGAGCCCAGCGGCTCCGGCGACAACAACAACCGGGCCCTCGTGCTCCAGCGCGCGATCAGCCGCAAGCAGATGTTCACCGGCAACTCGAACATCAACCAGCGCGAACTCGACCGCAGCGTGCTCGAGGCCGACGACCCGCGCCTCGTCAAGCGCCTGCTCCTCAACGAAGGCACCCAGCAGGCCGAGCAGCTGGAAGATCAGGCCCAGGAAATCTCCATCATGCTCCTCGGCTTCCCCGCCCAGGTGCGCCCGGCCGACGACGACGCGGCCCACCTCCAGAGCCTCGTCGGCTTCGTGCAGCGTGCGGCCAGCCTGGGCGAGCACATGCGCGCCGAAGTGCTCCAGCTGGCCGGCACGCACGCCAGCGAACACCTCGCCGCCCTCAAGAAGAAGAACCCCGCCGCCTACGCCCAGCAGGCGCCCAAGATTTTGCCCTGGCTCGCGGAGATGAAGGCCCACACCGCCGAGCTCGCGCAGCAGGAGCAGGCCCAGCAGCAGGCCGCGCAGCAAGCGCAGCAGGCCCAGCAGCCCGACCCCGCGCAGCTCCAGATGATGCCAGGAGGCATGGCATGAACCTGCGCACCGTCCTCCTCCGCCTCGTGCTCACGCCCGAAGAGCGCCGCCTGGTCGCCGCTCTTCGCGCGCCCGACCGTTGGCAGCCCGACCGCCCGATCACCGAGCTGGAGGCCAAAGATTGGGCCGCGCTGCTGCGCTCGCCGCTCCTCGTCAAGATCGACCTCGCCATGTGCAACATGGCGCAGCAGCAGGCCCAGCTCGCGGTGCATTTGCCCGCGGCCGACACGGTGCGCGCGGCCGGCTACGCCGCCGGCTTCCGCGGCTCCTGGCAGCTTGCCAAATCTCTTTCCACGCTCGCCGGCACGCACGCCGGCACATCCGAGACCACGCCGCCCACGGACGACGCCGGCCTCGAGCACCTCAATCCGTAACCGTTCCGACCATGCCCCCCACCGCCGAGATCAGCACCGCACCCGCCAGCTCCACGCCCGACGCCGATATGTTGGCCGTGGCCATGGCGGCCGACGCCCAGACTGAGCCCACCACCCAGACCGCTGCCCCTGCCGCCGCACCGCAGGACCAGACCGGAGTGCCTCCCGTAGAAGGCAAGGATGCGAAGACGCCCGACGCCGCCCCCGCGGCGCCGGCCGCAGCGAAACCAGGTGAAACGACCGACGCCCCCAAGGCGCCGGCCAAAAAGGAGACTCAGTTTGAGAAAGCCAAAGGCGACGCCGAGCGCAAAGACCGCTCGTGGAAAGCACTCGAGGAGGAAAAGGTCCAGGTCCGCACCGAAAAGGCTGCGCTCCAGGCCGAACTCCAAGGGCTGCGCCGCGAAGTCGAACAGCTGCGCACGGCCAAACCCACCGGCCCCGCGAAGGACGAACACGGCGCCACCGCCGAGGATTACACCGCCCTGGCCAAACGCTACGAGGCCGAGGGCAACGATGAATACGCCGCCGCCGCCCGCGCCCGCGCCCAGAAACTCAGCCAGCCCACCGGACCCCGCGCGGACAACGGCGCTGCGTTCGACAGCCCTGAGTTTCAGAGCAAGTGGCGCGAGCAGACGCAGCAGCTCATCGCCAAGGAGCCCGAGCTCGCCGACCCGGCGAATCCGCTCGTGAAAGCCGCCAACGGCATCCTCGCCGACCCGACCTATGGCCGGTTCTTCAAGAGCCACCCGGACGGGATCGCCGCGGCCGTGGAAGTTGCCCGCCTCATGCGCGGCAATGCCCAAGCCCAGGAAACCACCCAGCAACTGACCACCACCAAAGCCGAACTCACCAAGGCCCAGGCGGAGGTCACGCGCCTCAACAGCCTGCTGCATCCTCGCGGCAGCCACCCCGCCGGCCAGCCCGGCGGAGCGCCCAAAATCGAGGACATGAACGCCGCCGAAGCCCAGCAGGCCGTCCTCGAGATGGCCCGCGCCGCCGACCGCGGAGAACTCCCTTAAACGACCAGATGGCCCGGCCGAGCCTATCGGCCAACCACACCATGAAAACGCTCTTCCGCACCGCCCTCGCCCACGCGAGCGCTCTCTTCCTCCTCGCCGTCGCCGTCGTGGCGACCGTGATCCATCAAGTGCTGGCCGACCTCGGCGTGCACTTCGCGCCGCTCGCCCTCGGCGTGATCAACGCCAGCGCCGTCTCCAACACGATCCAGCCGCACTACAGCAAGAAGCTCCTGGACCACGCGATCCAGATGACGACGCTCTCCGACTACGCGACCAAGGAAAGCATCGAGCCCGGCATGGGCGCGACCTCCGTCAAATTCTTCCGGCCGCCCGCGGCCGACCTCACGGCCACCGGCAAACCCGCCACGCTCACCGAGGGCACGGCGCCGACGGATTACCGCGACATCGCTTACACCGCCGTCGAGGCCACGCTCGCGCAGATCGGCCAGGTTGCCAAAGTGACCGACATCGCCTCGACCGTGGGCCTGGTCAAATACCTCGACACCGCCATCGAGCTGATGGGCGAGGAATTCGCGGTGGATTGCGACACCCGCATCCGCAACATGCTCTGCCACGCCAGCACCGGCCTCACCAAGCGCTACGCCCAGGGCCTGGCCAACTTTGCCGCCGCGCAAAGCGCCTCGCTGGCCAATTCGGCCGTGATCCCGCGCGATTTCCTCGACGCCATGACGGCCCTCAAACTGGCCCGCGCGCCCAAGCTCAACGGCGCCTACGTCGCCATCGTGCCGCCGCAGGCCAGCCGCGACATCCTGAACAATTCGGAGTGGCGCGAAGTGATCCGCCAGAACAACGCCGACAAGGTGTTCAAGGGCGAGATCGGCGACCTCTTCGGCCTGCGCATCGTGGAAGGCACCAACCCGTTCACCGAGGAAAACACCGAGGGCACGGTTGACACCGCGTTCGGCGGCGCCGGCACCAATACCACCGGCTTCATCTACTCGACCATCATCACCGGCAAGGGCGCCTACGGCGTCGTGGACATGAAGAAGCTCGGCGGCGTGGCCAAGAAGCCCCGCATCATCGTCGTGGACAAGGCCGATTCCGGCAACCCGCTGGAGCAGTTTACCATCGTGGGCTGGAAAGCCTACTGGGCGCAGGTCGTCCTGAACAGCGCCTGGGGCATCACCCTGCGCCACAAGACGCAATACGTCGCCTAAGCTGAGACTTGACCGGCCGCCGTTTCAGTTCGGTGGCCGGTCTTCGGAGGTCTTCAAAAAAGACCGCCGGCCGCTGTTAGGGGTAGCAGCGGCCGGCACTTTCCCGATACCCCGCCTTTTTTCTCCTTTTTCGTTCGCCCGATTTGCCGATGAATACCGCGCTCTATTTTCCCAACACCGCCAGCACGGCCGCCCAACAAACCGCGACCGTGGGCGCCGCTGCCGCCACGCTGCTCAGCCTGCTCGGCACCGCGCTGCACGCACAGACCGACATGGTGCTGATCGCCGTGGAGACCGACGCCATCCGCATTTGCCCGACCGGCACGGTCCCGACCAGCACCCTGGGCACGCTCGTCTATCCCGGCCAGGTGTTCGAACTCACCCGCGCGGAGGCCGACGCCGCGCGCGTGATCCGCGTCACGGCCAATGCCACGCTCCAGGTGGCGCAATTCATTCGGAACTAATCCCATGAAATGGCTTAACCTCATCCCCCAGCGCCTGGACCGCGGCGCCACCGCCACCTTTGCCGGCCTCCTCGCAGGCGACGGCACCGCCGCCGCGCCGAGCATTGCGTTTGCGGCGGATAGCGACACGGGGATTTACCGATACGCCGCAAATTCTATTGGATTTGCAACAGGTGGAGCAAATCGGTTCTTCATGTCCGGTTCCCAGTTTGGAGGCGTAACCGGACAAAATATAGATATGCCCGCCGCCGGGTCTATTGCTTTGGTCGCTTTCGGCACCAACCAAAACATCACGCTCACGCCGAGCGGGACGGGACTTTTACAAATTGGAGACGCAACAGCCGCAGGACAACTTATCGCCAGAATTGCGACCGCAAATAGCGGAACGTCTAGTCTTTCATTGTTTCGTTCTGGAGCCGAAGACTTACAGATAAGAAATTCTAGCGGAAGTTTGGCTTTCTTTAGGGACACCACGGAGTTTGCACGATTCAACACGTCAAACCGCTTCCTCCTCGGCACCACCACCGACTCCGGCGCGCTCCTGCAAGTGGGCGCAAACGCTGCGACCGGCGCTGCCTCGGCGGGCATGAGTTTTGGCGGGGATACGTTCCTATATCGCAGCACAGCGGGAACACTGGAATTGGCGCGGTCTGGGACAGCGATTCTGGCGTTAAATAACATCGGCAACCGGACCAGCACGATAACCGGCACGGCGGCGGGATATGAGATTGATGCTACAGGCGGCGGAGGAACAGGCATTTTCAAAACCGCCGGCACCGTCGCCCTTACCCTCGACTCGTCGCAGAACGCGGCGTTTGCCCAGCGCGTTCGCACAGCGGACGGCACGCTCGCATTGCCCGGACACGCTTTCACAAATGATAATGCGAGTGGTATGTATCGACCCGCGACGAACACTCTGGGGTTTTCCTCCGGCGGTGTCTTGTCACTAACTCTCGACGGTTATGGCGCAGTTGTTTGTGGACCGGCCGCGTTGGGAACGACCACGACGGACGGTTTCTTTTATCTCCGCGCAATGGCCGGTGCGCCCACCGGCGTCCCCACCGCTTACACCGGGCGCGTTGCCGCTACATACGACAGCACGAACAACAAGCTGTATATCTACAACGGCGCGTGGAAATCCGTAACCCTCACCTAATCTCTCCCATGCAAACTCCCATCGTCCCCGTCGCAGTTTTCCCCTCCACCGCCAACACGCTCGAAATCCGAGGCGTAGGCCCCGTGGATGACTCGGGTTGCCCGAATTACTTCTGGCAACTCTCCGACCGCCAACTCGTCACCCCGGCCACGCCCGCCGTCCCGGCCACCGACGACACCCCCGAGGTGCCTGCGGTGGATGCGGTCTACTCCAACACCCCGCTCACGACTGGCAACAAGGCGATGACGGCGGCGCAGTGGTCGGCCTGGCCGTCCGAAGGCACGCCCACCGCCGACGAGGCGTATCAACTCGCGTGCCTCGTCACCAACCTCGGCCTCACCGCCGCCTAATCCGTCACGCATCCGATAAATCCCTACCCGCTATGTCCAACAAACATTCCCTCGCCCTCCCGCAAATGAGCGCCGCCGCGCTCACCGAAGTTTTGGAAGCCCCCGGCTGGAGTAAGACCCCCGCCGACATCATGCTCGCCGGCCAGCTCCTCGTGGACGTGCTCCCCGAGATCACGCGCCCCGAGGCCGTCGTCAAGGCGCGCACCCAAGCGGAGTGCCGCAAGGCCGACGCCGCCTGGTGTGACCTCGCCATCGCGTTTGAGGTCAGCGAGAAGCAGCGCGAGGCCGTGAAGCGCTGCCTCACCCACTGGACGGAAAAGGGCGCGCTGCCCGGCGGCCGCTACTCCGCCGCGCTGCTCGCCGCGTTCGGCTTCACCGCGGAATAAGCCGCCCCAGCCGTGACCATGCGCACCGTGCTCTTCGCCCTCGTCGCTCTCCTCCTGCTTGCCGCGATCATCGTCGTGGCGAAGCGCAAGGAAGCGGCGCTCGTGGCCGGATTGCCGGTGCGCATCGTCTGCG